GGTTCGCGTAGATGTCGAAGAGGTCTTCCGACATTTTGATGACGTTGACGCTCGCGCCCTTGATCCGGCGACCTCGGCCGGCAATGCCGACGAGCGCGGGGAGCAGGGACGCGTAGGCGACGTTGTTGGCGGCGGCGGCGTCGAGCACGTGATCGCCGATCTCGGTGTCACTCTGCTCCTGGTAGTCCTCCACGGCCGCGTTCCAAAACGCGGTGAGGTAGGCCTGATCGCCGAAGTCATAGAACGCGCGGTCGATGTCCCAACCGCCGGCCCAACGGTAGTTGTCGTACTCGACGGGCGTCGTCGTCAGCTTGCCCGTGGAGGTGATCTCGGTCTTGTTGCCGGCGTACTTGGAAATGCTCGGACGGGTGCCGATCCTGAACCCCTTGCGGGTCATCGAGGTCAACTGCCCGGGGATGCCGAACGAGTCGATCCACGGCCGGCTGATCGCGCGGGCTCGGAAGATCTCACCGATCCAGTCGGCGCGCATGATGAACGCTTCGCCGGCGTCGTCGGCCGGAATGACGTCCTGCAGGGCGAGGGCGACTTCGCCGGCGCGGCCGGTCTTGGCGGCGAGGGACACCCGGCGGGTGACCTCGGCCAGGGAGAGGCCCTGCTCGCGAACGGTCACGACGGGCGCGGCCGGGATCGCAACGGGGCCGGCGGCGAGCTCGGCGGGGACGACTGCCGGCGCGGCGGCGGGCACGGCCGGCGGGGCGATCGCTTCGCGCGCGGCGAGCTCGGTCGCTTCGAGGTGGGCGAGCTGCGCGTCGTGCACAACCTGCGAGATGGTGCCGGCGGCGAGGGCGGCGGCGAGGGCGGCTCGATTCATGGTGTGTAGCTCCTTTGTGTGTGCAGCGAGGGCGGCGGTGACTGTGGTGACGCCGGCGTCTTGAAATGCCGGGATCGCGCAGAGGCTCACTTCGTTGAGCTCGGCGGCGAAGATGAAGAGGTTGTAGTCGTCATCGAAGAGGTATTCGGTGATCGTGAGGCCGACCGAGAGGCCGTCGCGGAGACCGTTCTCGGCCTCGGCGAGGGCGCGGTCGCCGTCTTCGCCCTCGGGGACGTAGAACGACGCGACCGAGCCGGCGGGGTCAATGGCGGTCATGTAGCCGACCGGCTGCGCGTGGTCGTGATCGCGCAGCATCTTGACTCGCTTGAGCGGTTCGCGCGGAGTCAGTGCGCCGGCTACGACCTGTCGGCCGTCCGGGCTCATGGTGTCGTAGACAGTGATGACGCCCGAGATCGTGCGGGCGGCGGCGTCGGGGGTGACCTGCTCGGCGGCGAGGTCGAGGTGAAATGATCCGCCGTCGAGCATGGCGGCGAACTGCTGTTCGTTGATTCGGCCGGCGGCGAGGGCGGCGATCAGGGCTGCGCGATTCATTTGGTCTGCTCCGTAGGGGTCGGCGTGATGGGATCGCGGCCCTCGGCGGCACGCACCTCGTCAAGAGTCAGGAACCCCTTATCGAGCGCCGTGGCGTAGTTGGCGTACCGGGTGGCCGTGTCGTCTTTGGTGAACTCGTCTGTGTCGAAGAGCACTTTCCAGCCGCGCGGGGTGACGTCGCCCATTGAGAGGCGATCGCGAATGGCGGACATGTAGGGGGCCATTGCGAGATCGATGAGCTCGGCGGCTCGTGAGGCGCGGTTGGTGTAGTTGAGCGACGAGCCGTCGAGCTCGACGTCGGCGGCCCAAGCGGGGAAGTTGAGGTGTCGCACGAGCTCTAGCTGAATGGCCTTGCGACCGTCGATCAGTAGTTGCTCGGGGACGAGCCCGAGGGCCTTGGCCGTAATGCTCTTGGGCGTGTAAGCAACGCCCGACTTCACGCGTGCTTCGCGCCACGCCGTCGTGAGCGACTTGATCTCGGGCGGGGTGAGGGCGACGTCAGCCTCGTGGTGGAGCTCGATTGAGGGGACGGGGTTTGCCTCGGCGTCGGCGGCGGCGTGATTGATCGCGAGGGCGCGTTGCAGGGTCACTCGTGCGTCGTGGAGGAACCCCGAGCCGAGCGGCGAGTCGAAGCGAATGACGTCGGCCGGCTTGACCTCGGTGTTGTCGATCTTGGCAAGGTCGCCGTTGACGTCGAGGGTTGCGCGGCTGCGGTCAATCCACTCGACCCACAGGGGCCACCCGTAGGTGTCCCGCTCGGTGACGTGCCACCACGTGCAGGGGTGGAAGAGCAGGGCGTCTACGGTCCACGCCATCGTGGTGGAGAATGCGACGCCGCGTTCGGGCTGCGCCAAGAGGGGCATTTGCACGGGGGCCGGCTGCGAGCCTTTGGCCGAGTACAGGCCGAGCCGGCCAATCGTGGTCGTCAGGGTGTTGCGCGCCCTGGCGACTGTGGCGACCTGCATGGCCGTCTTGCGATTGACCGGCATGCCGGCGAAGTCGAGCGAACCGAAGAGATCATCTAGGGTCCACTTGGTGAGATTGTCAGTGTCGGCCCAAGGGGACGAGATGACCTCTTGCGCGAGCCCCCGGGCGACGGGTGCGAACCCGATTGCGTTGAAGACTCGATCCAAGATGTTCACAGGGTCGAGTCTCTAGGGGGGTGCTAACGCCCGAAAATCTGATCCTTGCGGAGGGAACGCGACCGGCGGTTCTCGACGGCGCAGCGGGCCTGCTGTGGCTCGTCAGGGTGCACGCCGGCTTGGTGTAGCGCGCCCTTCTTCCACCCTTCGTCTTTCGAGTAGGCGAAGGCGAACCAATCGGGGCACGAGGTGCAGAGGACGACGACGGATTCGAGGGTTGAGTCGAGCTTGATCACGAGATCTCCTAGTAGCCGATGAAGGCGTCGGGCATTGCGGGGGTGCGGTGGTCGTAGGCCCACATGCCGACCGCTGCGGCAATGGGGCCGTTGATCGGGCCGGTCGAGCGGGCGCGGCTGAAATAGCGCGAGTCGCCCCGGTCCACGAGGGACAGGTGAGCCATGCCGTTGGCGAGGGTGAGCGAGCCGTCGTGGCGGAGGTTCTTTTCGTCGATCGCGGCGGTCAGGAAGACGTCACACGCGAGGGCGTAGTCGGTGCCCTTGGCTGTGGTGATCGAGTGGCCCTTGCGGGTCAGGTCGTCCGTTACGCGACGGGTGTTGCCACCGTGGTCGGCGGCGACGTCGGCCGGCCTCCACGTGGTGATCAGGTCATCGAGGAAGGGCACGAGCCAGATGACGCCGGGGGCCGTGTGCAGGGTGCGCACGCACCACGTGCCGTCGAGGTCGCGCCATATCGCCATGACCGAGGCCGAGCGATTGTCGAGCGCCACTTCGTAGGCAATGACGAGATCCGACAGGGCCGGCACCTCTTGCGGGTCGCCGGCAAGTGCGTCCCAGTCCTCGGCCGGCATGAGCGGATCGACGGCCTCAGTCCAGATGTTGCAGAACCCGCGCAGCCATTGCGCGTGATCCATGACCTCGGTGCCCTCGGGGATTGTCCCGTCTGGGTTGCGGCCGGCGATCGCGAGCAGGTTAGCGGCGGTGAGCTCGTGGCCGTTGAGCACTTGGCCCACGGCCGGGTGAAAGCGGGCGATCGCCTCGGGGTCGTAGGGGTCATCCCCGTCTCGAAGCGACCACTCGAAGTAGGCCATATCCGAGCGGCCGGCCTTGCGGCCCGTCTCGACCCACTTGCGCATGAAGACAGACAGCGCCGTGCCGGCGGTCGAGATCATCCACACCTGTCGGTGTCGGCCGAGGGTCAACTGTGCCGGCAGGATCGCGCCTTCGAGCAGGGCGTCTCCGAGGGCTTCGTCGTACTCCCAGATCTCATCGAGCGTGACGAGCGGGGGGTGTTCGCCGTGAAGGGCTGCCATGACGGGGGCGAAGAGGTTGAGCGAAGAGGCGTTCGGGAACGAGATGTTCTCCGACCCCGACGAGTAGCGCACGAGCGCCACCGCTGCGAGGGCCGAGGCATTCACGAGGTTCACGAGGTCGTTGAACCGGGAGCGGGCGTCTTTGCCGGTCTGCGCCGTGTAGAACGCTTTGATGCCGGGATTCATGATCACGCGGTCGAGTTGAACCGGGCCGACGAGTGTCGTCTTGCCCGACTGCCGAGGCACGGTCACGAGCACGATGTTGTATCGGTACTGCCCGAACGCGTCACGCTCGGTGGCGACGTCGGCCACGTATTGCTGCCACGGCTGAAAGGGCGTCTTCGTTGCGGCGGCGATAAGGCCGATCCGTTTGCCGTCGCTCTTCGAGGACGGGTCGCGTCGGGTGTAGAACTTGGGCTCGGGTGTCGTCGGGAACTCGTCAGCCCACGTGCTCACTGGCCGGCCTGCTCTAGGTTGCGCACGAGCTCTTGGAACATGTCGAGCTTGGCCGCTTCGACAGGCGTCGGCAGATCGGCGAGGACGTCGCGGAGCAGGCTACCCACGTTGGCGAACGCGTAGACCTTCGAGCCACGGCCGGCCTTCGCCACGGCGTCGGCGGTCATGAGCGCAAGTGCGCAGATCGCCTCGTGTCGGGCCTCCAAAAGGCCGGCCTCTTTGAGCGCCAAGATCGTGTGCTCGACGGCCACGCGCATTGGCGAGGCGTCTGCCGAATCACCGGCGAGATCTAGCTCTAATCCGGGGAGAGTGGGGGCAATGTCGTCGGTCATGGTGCGAGCTCGGTTCCGATCGGGTTTTTTCTGGGTGACTTGGGGAGAAATGGACAG